ACTTGATCACAAAGTCAATAAACTTTTCTGGATACAAAGGATTAATATTTGATACAAAACTACCAAACTTAACAAATGCATTATAGTAACTGCTTTTACAAAACTCTGCATATGTTTTAGGTTTACTTCGTTGTACCATTACATAAAACTTGTTAAATGCTAACAAGCCTACTTGTACACGCTTTTCATCTTTTTGCAAATATCTACGTTTAGGTTCGCACATATGCGCCATAAGAGTTTTTTCTTTTGTAAAACTCTTGCCACAATGTACACACTTAAACTGTTTATCTTGCATTTGGATCATGGTCTTTAATGTATTGATTTTGTTCCTTCTTTGACATAATACTTGATAATAATTCTGCATCATCTAACTTCATATTTGGATTTTTATCTAATAGTGTTTGTGTAAATTTATTCTTTGTTTGTTTCTTTGGTGCCGCTACATATTGATGAAAGAAGTTTTCATATGCACCACACATTGCCATAAGTTTCCAAAGTAGTCCTTTGTGATTCTTACTCAATGACCAATGATGTTTGTTTACAAATTCATTACACATTTCTAAATAATGTTCTTGAAAAAACACATCTCCTTTAACACTGCTTACATAACGCATAGCAATAAAAGGAGCAAATAACTTTTTATCATCTTCACTTAATTTGTTGTACCAGTCTTTGTCCCGTCTGTCGACAGCACTTAACATTGCTTTCAAATCTAAAAATTTTTTCTTCTCAGCCATTTATCTTCTTCCAATGAACAACTTGTTTTTCACCACCAATTGGTTTTTGTCCTATATACTCTTGCCCTGTTTCCATGTCAACTAGTTTATATTTACTAGGACACTTTGTAATAACGTTAAGAATAACATTGTGTTCATATTGTTCTACTTCAGTTCCGTCTTGTAAAGTTCTAGTTTTCATTCTTCTTCCTTACTCAAGTTGTATACTAGTTTAACTTCTTTTAATAAATTTTGCAATGTTTTATTTCCATCTTCGGCTAATTCTTGTATTTCATGAAACTCATATTCTGTAATGTGCCATTGTGGAAATACAGGCTTCTCAATACATATACGTTCGCCTGAATCAGTATCTCTTTCAAATACTGTCTTACCTCCATCAGGTGATTCATATATCTTAACCATACCATTATTCTTTCAGATATCTTTTCTTCATATCTCTGTAAGCGTTTACAAATTTACTCTTAATGTTAAGTTCATTCATTTTATAAACTTCTTTTAATTCTTCTGTGTTTTCACTTACATTTAATTTCCACTTATCTCTTTTGACAGGCATATACATACACAAAGGTGTACCTTTTTCTAATGTGTATCTTCCATAGCCTTTCATAGCCATTTGCTGATTCATAGCATGGTGTATATCACTATAGATAGCACCCGGTAATACATCAAAGGGTTGATCATAGTGGTAAAACATTGGAAGTTGTAAGACATTGTATCCCGGAGGTGTTTTAACTTTCCATGGACATACTGCTTTTAAAATAAACTTGTAGTCTGTGTTTACGTGATCTAAAAATTGTTTTTTGTGATGTCCTTCAAAAATAAAATCAGGATTACTTGCTTTGTAACGATACCCTTCTTCATTAATTTCAAGTTCTAAGTCACACCATAAAGGTACAACAAAAGCATTAGCGAACATATCAACTATTGCTGGACATCTTCTAAATGTTCCTTGGTCTTCGATACGTGGATCGCCTACACCGCTAAACTGTGGCATATTCTTAAACCAACTAGGCAAGTATTCAGTAGCACGTTTTATTGGAACTATTTTTTCTAGTCCATCTACTACACTCCAAAATACTATTTCTGTATCGTTGTTGGTTTTAAAGTTTAACATTATTTTACTGGCTTACCTTGTGAACGTCTTACAATGTCATCGTGGTTGAACTCTGCCCAATACAACTCAAATGCTACGCCATCTTCAAGTCCTTCAAACTGATGAATTTTACCTGGCTTCACTTGTGTAAAGTCTCCTGGACCAAGAATAGTTTCATCAACAAGTCCATCTTGCACACCGTCTTGCCAAACACGTACAAGCATCTTACCTGACTCAACAAAGAAGCCATTCCACTTAAATTGATGTTCATGTTCTGAACATTTGAATCCTGCTTTGTATTCAATGCGGTGAAATTCTAATACACCGTTTGCATGGATCAGTTCTGTCTGACCCCAAATTTTTCCTGCTTTCATAATCTTTTCCTTTCTCCTACCAAACTAAACTAAAATCAATTAGTTCGCTTTGTCTACTTACTTCCTTTACAAAAAACGCACAGTTTGGATCTTTCTTTTTTTGTATAGGTGTTGTTAGTAATTGTCCATTTTTTAATTTAGGAAAATAAAATTTTACATCCTGGTAAACGTTTATTACATCTACAGGCAAAAAGTTTGGACGATTACTTGTTAGTGGATTAAAACAAAACGCTTCAAATCCTCTATCATTTAAACTAGTTAACGGTAATACTTCTAAGTCTCCTACTTCGCTGTTTCCAACTACCATGCTCCATTCTAATGGCATCTGTACTTGATGTTCTCCTATCTGTAATACAACAGCAGGCGAACTAAAACTTTCTAAATAAATTAATGGTACAAAAAAATAATCTGGATCTTTAGGATCTGAATTATCTAATACACTATACCTAATGTCTTTGTCAATTTCTTTTGGTAAAGTATTGAGATCAAAGTATTCGTTATCTAATGTTAATATTTGCATTTGTTCTCCTAGTCAATTGCTATCTTCTCTATCGTAAAAGGATAGTTTGCTTCTTTATAATATTTTTTTCTTTGTGTTAGGTGTCGCTTGGCAAATTTACATCTACTAGTGATATCCCATATTTGGACGAAATCTTTGTCTTCAGCCCGTCTAATGCCTCTACCGATAGACTGAATAACGCGAACAAAAGACTTACCAGGCTCAATAAGAACCAAGTTAAAAATGCGAGGGATATTAATACCAACCGCGGCAACTCCATAAGTAGCAATAATGATTTTATTAGTACTTTCTTTAATGCTATCATAATGTTCCTTCCTGTCGGTTCCTTTAGTTTCTCCAGACACAAACACGGAACCTTCTAGTCGTTCTTCTAGCATTTTACCTGCTGAGATACGATCAACTAGAATTAATGTATTGCCGGAATCTTTAATTTTGTCTACAAGTTTACTCATCCAATCAATACGATGTTCGCTTGTAACCAAATATTTTAATTCCTCTTGATAGTTACTAAACTGTTGTACGTCATCTGTTTGTACAATGTTTACATGACAGTCTGCAAGTACACCTTTTTGTTGTAAGTCACTTGCACTAATATTATTAATTACTTCTCCAAGACTTGCACGTATACCTTGAAATTCAAATTGCTCTTTTGGTATTGTACCTGTAAGTCCCCAACGCACAGGAACATGTGCAAAGTTTTGTGTAAGCAAATTCTTTAACACATCTGCTTTTGCTTGATGTACTTCGTCAACAATAACACAACGCACATCTTGTAAAAATTCTGTAAGTGTATGTTTTGCTTCGTGGTTCTTAGATTTTTTATCTAGTACATTTAAACTTTGCCATGTAACAATAGTATGTTTATGTCCAAGTTCTTTTCTATCACCGTAGTAAACACCTACATCTAAACCGCAGTTTACATAATCTTCTTCTGTTTGTGTAACAAGACTTTTATTAGGAACAATAACAATACTGTTTCCATATGGTTCACAAATCTTACTTAATGTTGCAGTAATAATTGTTTTACCTGCACCTGTTGCAACTTCTTGTAAACTTTGTGGACTAGTAATAAAGTTATTAATTACTTCTACTTGATAGTCACGCAGTACAATTGGTTGTCCTTCAGCAACATGTCCTTTAGGCCATACAGCACCTTGATCCTTCCAAAAGTTTTCATTTATATTTGTAAACGATAGTTGTGTTTGTTCTCTATGATCTTCAACTTCTACATACCAACCTTTTTGTTCTAACAAAGGCAATGCATCTTCTAACATACTGATATATGTTGTTCCACCTAGTCCAAAGAAACTTACTTTTCCGTCCCATCGTCCTAATTTGTAAGCAGGCAAATAACGTGCATAAGGAATATCATATTTGAATTTGTTAGTCAAATATTTTCGCATCTCTAAATCAAGACCTTCAAACTTTACGTTTACTTCGTCTCTTATTACAAGTTTACATGTCGGCACAGTTTTCTACTCCGCTTGGTTTTGAACTAGCATAAAATACTACATTAGGTTTATTTTCTATCCATGCTTGTGTTTTATAATGACTAGGCATTGTCGGTAACATAGCCATTACTAATTGTGGATCAATATTATTTGTAAGCAATGGCTTAGGAATTTTTTCATTGATTACAAAAATTTTCTTATTTGGATTAAAACTATTAACTTGCATTTTCTTTATAAACTTATTGCCTTCAAAAAAGTCTTTACTCTTACTAAATCTAAACATTACACATATATCATCGCCAGAATATCCATTGTCAAACAATGCATTAATAACTGTTTGAAGTTGTTGTGTATTATTACTACTACACATAATTATACACTTATCTACGGTATTAAGCAATGAAAATATATCCAAAAAGGAATAAACGTTAGAATTAATATACCATTTTTGACTATCACC